CTCACTAACCACCTTGAATTATCAATATTTTCAGGGTGGTTTTTATTTTAGAAAAAACCTCTTACTAATTTTCTGTATTTACCTAAATTAATGTCTTTATATGATAACTCTAATATATTATCATATTTGTTTATTAGTATCAAATCTCCAATTTTTCTTTCATTTCTCTTTAAATACTCAATAGATTGTACAAACAAATCAGCGTTACCTTTCTCTAATTTTAAGACAATTGTACTCGCTTGCTCAAACCCTTCATGTAATTCTTTTTGTAGGGTGTTTATCTTTTTTGATTTTAGATACTTGAAATCAGCAATCACTAACTTTTCCTTAAACTGCACAATAGCATCGGCACTTCTAATCTTATCATATTCAGGCAATAGAGCAACAGACTTTCCTTTCTCATTGAGAGCTTTAGCCATTACTAAAGTATTTTTCAGGTTTTCTCCTTTACCTCTGTGTAGGTCAAAAAGGACTGTTTTTGCTCCGTTTGTCTTGTGCTGAAAGACAAGTTTTGCCCTTTCATCGTCTATGATTTCTTGTAATAGTTTTTGCTTATCGGTGTTGTGTTTTATCTTCTTCAAACGCTCAATAATCACAGGTGAGAAAGGTTCAAAGGCTACATAAGTACTCCTACTGAAAGGTTGTATTGCCTGTATTACTCTTTGTGATACTCCTTCGCTTTGTCTGTCTATACCCCACAAAAACATTGGCATACTCTTAGCCATTGCAATTTTATTCTCATTTTGGGCTATCCATTCCGTTAATTTAGGGTTGATATAAATTTCTTTCCCTGCTATATCTTTTTTGAATACAGGAGTCATATAGCAACGGCAGTTTGGGTGATTACCTACCCATACGAAGCTCTTAGGGTATATACCTTTCATCATATCACATATTTCACAACCGTGAGGGTGCTTGCTTCGCTTGATTTCGTAGCCCGCTATCATATCCATACTTTGCCAGCGTTCTATATCGGCGGTACGATAGGCTATGTTTATCTCTGTACGTGCCAAGCGTTCGGCATTCTTGTATGCACTCCTATATACTCCTTGTCCTGAGCGATATTCCTTTGCTTTTTGCGAGAGTTGTAAAACACCGTTTTTATTTCGGTACTTTCTGAAAAGGGTATCAGGGTTTTGTAGGTATTTCTTTAGTACAGATGTGAGCTGATTAGCTGGTGTTCCCTCGTGTATGGCTACATCTAATGCCATTTCTATTTCAGTGCGATACTGTTGTGTTAAGTTCCACACCCTACCTGAAAGCATACACTTCTTTTCTTTCATCACAAGGCTTTGTAAAGTATCTTCCCCTTTTTGTGAATGATGAATGTTAGTAAACACGTCTTTAAACTTGTCCTTAGATAGCTGGTAGTGCTTATCTATACAGTAATTCATCTTTTGAGAAAATACGTTGTTAAACTTTTCAAAGAGTGATTTTACTTTATTGTTCAGTACAGGGTACAAGGTAAAGGAAAAGAACTCATCTTTGATAGTCTGCAACCCATAGTACATCACTACCATTTTTAGCACCTCATCAAATAGATGAAGGAGTTTAGAAACGTCCCTTTCGGTTTGGTTCTGGTGATATTCATTCCACTTTTCTAAGTTCATTTTTGCTAATCCTTAAACACTTCCTTTCCTTTTTCTTTCTCTATCTGAGCGAGTTCTTCATCTACGCGGTCAGTGATACCTGCCAAAATAACACCTTCTTTAAGTGAAGCAACCCCTCCTTGAACAGCACTAACAGCGTCGGCTATCTTTTCGGTTAAGCTGTCAATCATATAAGGTACAATCTCTATACTGACTTGTGTTTGTTTGGCAATGCTGGCGTATTTAGGGATGAGGCTTACTATTGCAGACAATAGGAAGTTGATACGGCGTTGCAAGAATTCTTCTACAGTCTCAGCGTGATTGCTCACTGCCATATGCGTCCCCATAAACATAAACTTAAACGCCTTACCGCTGAGGGCGTTGCCGATACCTTGCAAAGCCTCAAACGTAATTTGTGGGGTGTTAGTTAGGGCATAACAGCGGGAGGTGAGGTTATCAAACTCTAATTTTGCCATATCAGGGGACTGTTGCCAAGTTAGGTAGGACACTTGTGCATCGTTTTCAAGTTGAATTATCTCGCTTCCCGTTCCTTTATTACGAGTGCCTTTCACATCTCCTGAAGCTACTAATTTGGGGTAGAAATTGTAGTCAAGACAATCGGCAAAATTGGATAAGAGCAACTCAAGTCGATTACGGAGTGTGCGTATTTTATCGCACAATGGTCGTTCACGCTTCATATAGATAACAGGTATTTTGGAAAATCCGTGTTGATATTTCTCTACTTGTACGCCGTTGCTGTAAATTGTTACATTTTGGTTATCAATGACCATTAGGCGTGAGGTTTGTATGCCTTTGCTATCCGTTTTGTTGTACTCACGGGAGAATGCTATAAGGTTGCCGTACTCATCGTAATATGGGTATAGGGTATCACCACGAAAAGGCGACCATATCATAGACTTAAGACGATAAGTAGGATTAGAGTCATCTTCCTTTGAGGGTTTTACGTACCAATATTCAGCTACTTCGCATTCAGAGAACCAAGAGCGAACTATACGCTTGTTATCGTATTGTAGCTTGTTGCGCTTGTGTAGGTCAGTTAGAAGTTTAAATAATTCTTCTTGCTCTGTTTTATCGGTGTTTGCCGTGATTTTAGGAGGTGTACCTACCGTGAATGCGGTGTGAATATTGACAATATCCTGTTCTAAGGGTAGAGCGAGGCGATTGACTTCTTCATCTTTGAATTTTGCTGGGGTATGAATTGTGCCGTCCTTATTATAGGTTGCTTCTTGGGTAAGCACCTTTCGTTTTGGGCGCAATTCAGGGTCGAAAATATCGTGCTTAGTATAGTCCCAATCTTTTAGGAGTAATTGGGTTTCAGGACGTTCTGCTGGATATTTTTTGAGCTCGGCAATACGCGCGGCTTCGGGTAGTGCAAGTAGTTCTTGTAAGGTCATTTTTAGGTAAGATATAAAAGGTAAAAGGTAAGATTGTGATTGCCTACCTTTTACCTTGTGTTAATAATTACTTTTGTTTTTCTGTACCATTAATAATGGCAACACAAGCCTCGTGAATGTGCTTGTAGAGTTCAATGTCTGTTCCTTGAAAATTGGAGTTTTGAACATTAAAATCGTTAGCAGTAACTGTACCCTGAATTATTGGGTAGTTAGATGACTGTTCACGAGTTACTGAGAAAGCGACAGCTATAGGGTTGTTGTCATTTTCTGTTTCGTAAGAGTACATTATTGTAACTCCTTGCACAATTTCTTGTGCAGNCTTGAATTTGTTTGTATAGTTCAATGTCTGAGGGTTGGAAGTTTGAGTTTTGGACATTGAAGTCGTTGGGGGTAACAGTACCTTGCAAATAGGGATAACCACCATCTTGCTGGCGAGTTGCTGAAAATGCTACGGCAATAGGATTGGTTTCATTTTCAAATTCATAGGAGTACATAACAGTTACTCCTTGCACAATTTCTTGTGCAGTAATTCGGGTTGTTTTTTGAATGATTTGCATAATGTTTGTTATATTAAGTTGTTATTTATTCTCTATGGCTCATTATGTAATAATGTCCATCTACATAACGAAGTATTAGTGTATTTCCCCTTCCTAATGATAAAACTCCATCTGCTCCGCTATACGGATTGCCACTATTATCAAGTAATCTTCCTCCAGTTCTACCTCTTATTATAATGTTTCTTGAAATATTAAAAGTAGCCATAATTTGCAGTTCAAATGTTATATTACTTTTTCCTATTAAACTTTCAATTTCCCAACGATTAGAAAGAAAAACATTATCACTTGAAACACTATTGAATACATAAGTATGACAAAAACCTATGCTTGATGTTATGATGTCACTATAAGAAGCTCCTATGTATGTTTCTTCAAACATAGCTTTTCCTTTCATAATAAAGGCTGTTTTTTCAGATGTTTTTATATATCCTGAAACAACATCTAATGCTATTGCATTATATGATGAAGAGCTCGTTATGCTTGCATCTAATATAAGAGCCTTATTATATCTACCGCCTCTACTAATAATTTCCATTGATGAATGAGATAAATTATTAAATCCACTTGAAAATACATTAATAACGGGTCGATTTCCTACCGGTTCATTTAATTGACTGGGGTCATTTATTATAACTGATGTATTACGGTCAATTCCTTTTCCGTAAGCGTTTATGATACCTTGTGATTTTATTTGTAATCCGTTAGCTATAAGAGATGTATTTTCAGCACTTTCTATTTTGAATCTACCTATTTGACCTTTTGAAGCATATATACTCCCATCATCTTGAACTCTAAAAGGGGCACTTTCTTTGTCTCTATAGTTAGCACCAGCAAAGAAACGAATAGATTTGCCATCAAGTCCAGCACCATTAATACCTGCGTTACCTCCTAATGTATTACCAACAGTTAAAGCTCCAGTAGTGATTGTATTTTTTACTACTTCTGTACCATTGGTATAATCAGCACCTTTGCTAAACATACCATTGATAAA